TCTTGAGGGTAGATAATATCTTGTGGGTTAGTACCATCAGGTGTCAACATGAAATAGTCAGGTGTTGTAGTGATATAAACAGAGTCAGCTCTTGAGAACTGAACCATGTCAATAGCCGCCTCGACTAGATTATTGTTATTTACATAGTTTATAGATGCCGTTGCAAACACATTGATGTTAGTTGATTCAGGATTTGCAAATGAAAGAATACCCAACAAGTAAGCGTAGTAATCTGTATTAGCAAAATCCTGTGTGTTATTTTGAACGACAATTCTCTTAAATAAACCTTGACCCGTCGCGGTAGGATATCTTGTTGTTGGAGAAGAACCACCTAAGAAACCTGAAGCCCCTAATTGGAACCTGTCTTCGTTAGTTCTATACTCTCTATAGATGTCCCAACCATCGAAACCGCCACCGAAACATACGGTATACTTTCTCGAATAAATGAAATAGTAAGGATTTTCTTGTGTTTCAGGGTCAGTTCTGAATTCAGCGACACCACATTGGAATGCTGGTTGACCACTTGTAATGTAATTTCCTGCAATTGTTACAACTGTTGCACCTGAATCCATGTGGAATCCTTGTGACAACCAATTCCACTGACTACCCTCTACAGGTACAGGTGAAGCCACCCACGCCGGAGGATTTTGTCTACCTTTATAAGTCAACAATGATTCGTCCACACCATATTGTGTTGAGAAACCTAAATAAGTTCTTCTTACAACATCACCTGATGATTCTACAGTATCATTATTACCACCGAACGGAGGATTAGCAATTACTTCACCAGGGAAATTATATTTTGTTTTGAATTTAGGTATAGGTGAAATATTTGTATTCACACCATACTCTCTTTGTGTATAACCATAGAATCCACAAGGTAGTGCATCGATTGGTGCTTCGTCAGACATTTCAACCATAATAAACTTAGAAATCAATGCATACTCACCATTTGAAGAACCAATTTTCTTAGCCACGAAATTATTTGTTGCCGGGTCTAAATTACACTGTGTGAATTTTTCAATCACAACAGGGTTTTGGTCAGTATCGAAGAAGTTTCTTACTAATACATCGAAAGACATATTATTATAAGAAAGATTAGCAATAGAAACCTTAATTTCAGTATTAGAAGCATCACCATCAGAAATCGAAACGAATCTGAATAGTTTGTAAACTTTATTACCTCTCAATTCGGAAACTAAGAATGGTGTAGATGATGCTTGATACTGATTGACATTATAAGCAATTGAACTCGAAACTTCAGTTCTAGCACCAGGTAGACCCACCAATTGACAATTAAGTCCTCTGATATAACCCTGACTATAAGCATAGTTTAATGAATTTGGATATATCTCTTCAACGAATACTGGTACTTCATTTCTTGATTTTCCAAAATTATCGGTACCTAATACTTTAGTAATAAACTTCGAAGATATCGCAGATAAGGATACCTCGAAAGCGAAGCTATCATTGTCTTTCGTAACACCTGAAAGCTGAAAAGTTTCGTAAGGAGATGTGGTTACACCCGAGTATTGACCCGAGCAAACCATAGTGAGAGCACTTAAACCCGAAACCGTTCCGCCAGAATTTACTTCATATACAGGTCCGTGATTAGGACTTGTTGAACTGTTTGCATATAATGATATACCTCTTGAACGAATAGTTGCAATTACCATGTCGTTGTAGTCTGTAAAAGCCGTACCAGAATAGTTGTAAACTGAACCAGAAATAGTACCACTGAAATCACCGTTAGGTGAAATTGTCATACCTGTAACAACATAGAACATTGAATACCCTGAATAGGCATCTCCTGTTGTCAAATCAAAATTTGCATAATACCAAGAATCATTATTACCCGAAGTTAAATCATTATCTTGTAAATCAATCGAGTCGCAATTATAAACATTCGAAGCGTTGGTATACGTCGATACCAAGGAGTTATAATCGTTCTCAGGAATAGCACCATAAACATTAGCAGTTGTGCCAGTCAAAGAAGTATCCGCAACCAAATCTTGAGCGAAAGTATTGAAATCATCAGACAAAGTAGAAACACTTCCATCTGCCATTCTATATTGAACCGTGAAGTTATTATTAAAAACCGCAGGTATTGCTGAGGTAAAAGTAGTTGTGTTTGCTGTCGAACTACCTGTAAATGTTGCGGTAAACGAAGACCCTGATGATGGATTAAGACCAATTGTTGTTCCATCAACATTGGCTGTTACCCTAATACTCCAAGAAGGACCAGCGTCATAACCCGATAAACCAAGAATCCTTGTTACAAACAACTGATTAGACTGTTGTAAATAAGATTTTGCGATATAAGCCGCCTCGTATTTTGGAATTTGTGTATTTACAAATTTAGTTGGTTCCGTACCACCGAAGTAGGCTTGGAACTCATCGTAGTTTGTTATAAAGATTGGTTCGAAGGCTGGACCTTTAATAGTCTCACCAACTAAACCCAAGGTAGTAACACCGACACTTTGTGCCACAAACGAGAGGTCAGTCTCGGAAGTGTAAACACCAGGTGATACATAAACTTTTTGATTTGCTTGTGCTGTTGCCATTATGAATTATTTCTTAAGCAGATTTATTTTATTGATAAATATTCATATTCACATCAAAAAACTTGACTTTTGAATATCTATTTATAAACGGTAGGAATAAATTCTACCTTTTTTCTACCATGTCAAAAAAGAAAGAAATAAAGAATATAAAAATCGACCCCGTAGTCCACGACATACTGAAAAAGTATTGTGACAAAAGAGGCATGAAAATTTATAAATTTTTGGAAAATCTTATAAGAGAAAAATGTATTGAAAAAAAGGATATCTACGGAGAAAACTAAACAAGTTTACAATCAAAGCTTATATTCGATTGCTGAGACGCATCAGTTTTTTCAACCTCTATTCTCAAGATATCGTTCGTGGATATTTGAATTAAATTAACATCAGTCCCGAAATAGTCATTATTTATATAAACGTCATAGGACTCAATATTTTCGGTCCCCAAAAGAGTCATGTCAGCCCTCCATTCTATTATTTCACTTAAAACATTATTACCCACAACATATAAAAAACTACTCAAAAATTCGTCAGGATTTTCAGGGGATTTTTTTCGTCTTTGTCGCAAGACAGTAGTGTCAAGTTCAGTAACCAAAATAGACCTAGCTATTGCGGGTTTAACTTGGAACTCTTCCTCATCAATCAAATACCCTAACATTGTGAAGTCGTAACTTTGTATATAATACTTCCTGGCTTCCAAAGACATTTGTGACTCATCGGATATATTGTCCATTATTATCGGAACATATTGACCTTTTATAAATGTGTAAGCTTGTCTTGAAGAAAATTTTTGAAGGACTATTTTGTTTAACTGATTCAATTCCCTCATTCTATTACATACAATTTTTACACTATAACCAATATCAACAGGAACAGGTTGTGGGATTGTATAAATGTCCATACCCTGTTCGTTGCCGTTCCATGTTGGAACTGAAGCATAGTAAAATTGTTTTCTGTTTGGAATAGTATATTGTAAAGACGGATTTGTTCCGTACTTGACCTCTGGTTTTCTCACCACTGTTATAAAAGGGGGTTCAATATTATAGTCAAGGTTTACAAAAGTTGCCGACTCCACATACTGAGACCAGTTTTGGGTTGTTAAAATAATATCGACCATTGGGACGGTCTTTCCGGCAGTGACAACCTGTAAGTCTCCTTTCACAAAATCCAACATACCTCTATCCAAATCTGCATGTAAAACCGATTTAGGAAGATAAGTACCATCCTTGGTAATATATTCTTTGAGTTGTTCTCTTCTTTCAGAAAGAGTTTTTTTTGGAACTAAAGGTAAAGTTGGTTTTATTTGTTTCGGAAACGGCATTTTTTATAATTTTTTATATTCCTCTGAACTCATTTTCACTCACCCATGTGGCAACAATAGTTCTATAAAAAGGTTTGTATCCACCATATGTATGTTTATTATCTGACTTAACATATCCATCATCACTTACAACATAATACCTTACTCTGTCTTCAGTTTCATAATAACCCAAGTAGTCACCCATGAAAATTTCTACACCGAGCTCATCTAAAGATTTTTGATAAATACTAAATTTCATATTACCAGGTTCTTGTTGTTCCACTCTTGAGCTACCCATTGATTTATTGGTAGGAGCCATCACCTGTACTAAACCCTTCAATTCAACAGGAGCGAGAAACTGAATGCCATCCTCCAAAGTCTCGCCATAAACGTCATCCGTTTTTGTTTTATATCTATCTATTCTATACAGTATTACGGTGAAATTCATATCCCCAATCAACCACTCTTCACCCATACCTATGTCTAAAGAATAATCTTCACCACCGAAAAATTTACCTAATCTAGTTATTGGAACTAATTTCTCCGCCATATTGATAAATACCACTAATCTATTATATTTACATCGACTATGAATATCAAACCGCCAATTAAAATAGAAATAAAAAAAAGCCCCATACATGGAAATGGTGTATTTTCGGTAGAAAAAATATCAGAGGGTGAAATAATAGAAGTTTGTCCTTTCATAGTCTTTCCTCAAAAACCAGAAGAAAAATTACCTGTTTTTTATGATTATAGTTTTTGTTGGCCTCGTACCGAAAATTGGACACACCACGCATTTGTTTTGGGATACGGAGCACTTTATAACCATTCTGAAGAACCGAACGCAAGTTGGTACACGGACAACAACTCATATGTCTTTTATGCATTAGAAGACATAGAAATTGGTTGTGAAATTCTCACCAACTATGGAAACGGGATAAAGTTTCCTTAATATTTTTTCGATGAATTTTGAAGTTTCATTAGAGTCAAGGGCAATTTCAATATTAGAAAACTACGAGGGTGCAAACAATTACATTTTAGAACTACAAAGGAAATCTAAAATAAACAAAAAGTTTTACCCAACAAGAAGTCAATCTGAGTATATAATTTCAAATCACGAGAAACAACCCAAGGTTGCAAAAAAATGGGTCATACTAGATTCCTATTTCGCACAAAGATTAGCCGACGATAAATTATACACTACAGTCCCCGATAAAGTTTGGGTTGAAAAATTACTTGCGGAAAAAGACAAAGCATACCATATTTGGGGTAGGGTTTTTGAATCTGAACAACTACACGATTTTTGGTTACCAAAAGCCGCGGTTATCAAAGACAACACAGTAAAAGATGTTGTAGTTAATTATGAAAAATATTCGCACAGACCTCCTTTGAATCACCAAAAAGAAGCTATACAAAAATTAGTAGAAAACAAAAAATACATACTGGCGGATGATATGGGTTTGGGGAAGACCACATCAACCATAATTGCAGCTCTCGAGACAGGTGCAAAAAAAGTTCTAATAATCTGTCCCGCAACATTGAAGATAAATTGGAAGAGAGAAATAGAAAACTATTCGAAGAAAAGTATATTCATAGCTGAGGGTAAGAACTTTAGCGCAGAACATGATTTTGTAATAATAAACTACGACATATTAAAAAATTTCCATGACACCAAGAAAAAAGATGAATCTCAAATTTTTGCTGCCAATTTTGATTTGGTGGTCGTTGATGAAGCACACTATATCAAAAATGCTCAAGCCCAAAGGACTAAATTAATAAACGATATTGTTAAAAAAGTAGACAGACTCTGGTTGTTAACAGGAACCCCAATGACATCAAGACCCATTGATTATTACAACTTGTTGAGTTTAGTAGATTCACCTGTTGCAAAAAATTGGATGGCTTATGTCATAAGATATTGTAGTGGATATCAATTCAAAGTTGGTCCAAGAAAAGTTTGGAATGTTATGGGTGCATCCAACTTAGAAGAACTCAGAGACAGAACTTCTA